TCTGTTCCCCCTGGTCACCACCAGAGGCTTTGAGCTTCGCTGCCTCTTCGGATGCTGCGGCGATACCGGGGAAACACATCTCAATAAGCATCAGCCAAATGAAGTCGGTGTCCGTTGGCGAAAGCCACTGGCGGAGTTCACGGAGCGTAACCTCGGGGTGATTCCTGTCAAAGCAAGCCCAACAGATGTAAGTGATGTCGCTGGCGGTCAAACCCTGAGGATTGTCCTCAGACTTGATGCGCCACTGCGTGACTGTGCGCATGTCGCGCTTAAGTTCGGTCTCTATCTTGGCGATGGCGTTGAAGTCGAGAACCAACTTGAAGAGCTTATCTTCAACGGTAAACTCGACAACAGGCATAACCTTCGCCTGGAATTCAGTGATTTTTTTCATGCGTGGTTTGTCCCTCTGTAAGAGGGACGCCTTGGAGACGTCCCCCCTTAGATACTGCGAGGAGTGAGAGCGTGAAGTTAGCTTTCGGTGATCGGACCAGTGATTTTGATCTTCAGAGAAGCCTTGGTTGGCTTGTCAATTTCTTCCTTGAAAGTCAAAGATGTGATGATCCCGGCGAACGAGCGAGTATGGCTGCCGATAACACGCTTAAAGTTGTGCGCGAGACCATCGCTGGCAGTCTGCAAAGACTGATGCGTGGTGTCGGCAGGGTTCCATATCAGATCAACCGAAGCGTCGCCCGGATCTTTCGTGGTGCCGACAAAACGATCAACTCCGTCAGTGTTGTCTGCTGTGGTGACTTTTTGTGTGTCGCGCTTCTCGCCAGAGAAGTCCACGGCATGCACCTGTGTGATAGCCGTGAACACTTCAGGACTTGCGCCGTTGCCGAGTTCAAACAGACCACCCAGGTATGTGAAAGTTGTTGCTGTTACGTTAGGATTGCTCATATGTTGAAATCCACCCCTCTATAATTGAAAGTTAAAAGTTGTCTTTTTCTTACTCGCAATAAAAAACATCCGCGAGAAACGTGCGCCGAAACACATAACCGCTATCCCCCGGCTCCTGCGGCATATCCATTTCGTTTTGAATCAATACTCCATAGACGGTCGTTGTATTCAAATTCGTGAAGGGCGTGGCCATACTTGCAAGCAACGTTCGGATGGCTCCTGAGACGGTGATAACGTTGCTGTACTTCTTGTCATAGGAGTCGAACTGCATCCGCTTGCGCTTGAGGTTTACCGGGCCACTCGCCGTGTTATAGGTTTCGTTGGAGTTGACACGCAGAACAACAGCCGGGCTGTCCGTCTGCCCAATCGGAATTGCTCCCATCCAGACGTTCTGTTGGTTCCCCATAGCGGTTTTGACGCCGGAGTCGTTGAGCAGCAATAGACATAGATCGTTTTCAAGCATTAGTCCGTTAACCTCTCCAGTTCGTCTTTTAGGGTTTCGACAAAAACCTCCACGACCTTGTCTTTGTTTTCCTCGTAAGCAGGGGCCACAAATGGTTGAGCAGGTTCCCGCGCTGTGCCATATTCTTGGAACACACCGTAGAAAGCATCCTTTGACGGCCCGGTAATGCCGATGATGCCTCCGGTTGTGTCATCGCGGTCTCCACCTGTGACCGATAATTTGATGTTGATGCTCTCTGCCAGATGTCCTGTATGCCGTGGTGCGTTTTCAGAAATAGCTTCCTGAAACACCTCGATACCAGCGCGGACGCTCTTCCTAACCGCCCGCTTGGCAATGTCTGGGGCTAACTGCTGGAGCTTTTGTTCAAGCTCCTCTAATCCCTCGATGTGAACTTCAAAGTCAGCCATTAGGCACCTGCTCTGCCGTTGTTACGCTCGAAACAGAACAGAACCAACACACGCTTCGTCTCGTTCGGGTCGAACACTGCCTCGATGTCGAAAATCCGACTGTCGTACTGGACTTTCATCGCAGTCGTGATGCCTGACATGTACCGCATCGTGATCTTGTGGGTGGCCTCAGTTATCACCTGCTCTTGTTTCTCGGAGTACTTGCCGGCCAGCATCTGTATCTGTGCCCAAGCAGTAGCGAACGTGGTTGGAGCCAGAGCTTCGCCGTAGGAGTCGCGGCCCGTGTTGGGTGCGAGCAAGGTGATGCGCTGTCTCATGCGTCCAATGTTCATGTCTTAACCGTTTGTCGGAGCAAAATCGTCAACGCAGTACATGCCGATGATGTTCTTGATGCCGAGAGGTACTTCCTTGAGATTTAGCTCGCTCACAGATTCACGGTGCTCATACCAGTGGCCGACGAGTTGCAGAATGGCAAGTTTCACCCAGCCGGGAACTGCTGCTTGCCGAGCCGTAACTTCCGATACAGCCGGACTGCCGTGAATAGCAGCCTGGATAGCCGTCTCGTCACCGCTGCCAGCGTCGTATGTGATCTTGACCGCTGTTGGATTGCTGTACTGCGTCCAAGGCCAGAACACACCAGACTTTGGCATGATGAGCGAAGGTTCGCTGTATGGATTCACCTGATAATCGTTGTTGCTCTCGTGGAGTGTCTGAGTGTTGCCGGACAAATCGGCATAAGCGATCGTGGAGGAGCCTGGTATAAGATTCGGGCGGAGCAACTTGATCTTGAGGGAGTCGGCAACCCAGAGACCGTTGTACCAACCAGGGTTGGGAGCCGTGCCCTGCCCCGAGCCTTGCTGTCTGTAATCGAACAGAGGGAGCCAGGCAAGAGTCATCTGGTAAGTCTTTTTGATGAAACTGCGGTTGACGTAAGACTCGCACCATTCGCGAGCTGCTTGAATGTAGATAGCAATTAGTGAGTCATCATCCGAATAGGAAACCTTCAGGTGATTCTTGACAGTGTCCAGAGAGACTGGCTCACAAACAGGCTGGGTTGTAACTTTGAGTGAAACCAAAGGGTTATCTCCGTGTTGCGGTGCGAGGCTTTGGTGCTTTCCTCATCGCCGTCTCAGGTGCTGCCACCGTGGCGCACTCTGTAATAGGTTCCGCAAGTCCCGCTCTTTGCCACCGGGCCGCGATCTCCTTGGGCACATCCACTTCCTCGCCGGGGGAGAAAGCATGGGGTGCTCGTGCGATTCCAGTCTCGACAAAACTCTTGAGGATCGTCATTTTCATAAGGTTCAATACTCCAAAACAAAACGGGCCGGGGCTGTTTTGCCTCCGGCCCGTTAGGGTTATGGCGAAGATCAGCTATTAGCTGGCCTTCATGAGCAGTTTGGTGATGGCAGCAGTCGATGCCGTGGTCAGGTTGCCGTCGTAACGTGCCCAGCCAAGGAATCCAACAAGTCCCAGTTCCGCATAGCGTTCGTTCAAACGCTGCACGTAGAGACCGTTGACCTTGCGGATGACATACTTGCTGAAGTCTCCGAAGAGACCCACAGGTACGGTGACCGCAGGTGACAACACGCCGATTTTCTGCATGTCCTGGTTGATCACGACCTCGTGATTCAGGATGTTATCCGGACGATCCGAGTTTGGATCAGACAGGAAGATCGGGCGACCGTAGGAATCTTTGATCAAGCGGATGGCACGAACGGTGTCGTCGTGGAACATCCATTTGCAAGAAGGATTATTACGGTATGCGGGATCAACTGTGTGCAACTGATCCACGATCTCGTCATAAGTGATAGCAGTGGCAGAAGCAGTCGTCACACCAGCAGTTGCCGCACCCACGATGCCGTGAGGAGCACCGGAGCCGGAGCCACTGGTGAAGTCAGCATTCAGACCACGAGCGAAGCGAACGACAAACTCGTCCTTCAGCCACTGCTCGATGTCGAACGCGCTGTCTTCCAGTTGCTCGATGGTTGCCTGTGCAGCGGTGCCGTACTTGAAGGCTCCGAGCGTCAGGTTTGTTACAGTTGGGTTAGCGAAGGAAGTGGTTAGACCTTCGCCGACGATCACCGCTTTGTTAGCAGTGTCATCGGACAACGGCCAGAGCAACGGTGCTCCGCTGTCGGTCGGGTAGAGACGGCAGGCTTCCAGCATGCCACCTGTCTGCTTCAATGCTTCGTCAACTTCATAGCTGAAGCCCTGAGGGACGAAATATCCAGCAGCCGCGTTGGCAACTTGCAGAGGAGCATAAGTGCGCTTCTCAGCTTCGAGAACCGCACGGTTCTCAGGAGCCATGTCGTTTTTGCCGGACTTCAAAAAGTCACGGAAAGCCTTGGCAACTTGCTGTTTGCGTTCTGCACCGTCGTTAGACAGTACTGAAGTGGTTTCGATTGCGTCACCGGGCTGAGCCACGGAAACTTTCTTCACCGAGGCGCGAAGTTCCTTTTCGGTTGCGTCGCTACGTTCGATGAGTTCATATTGCTGCTTGAGTGCTTCGGAGTCAGTGATCATCTGATTCACTGCCGTGCGCTGCTCGGTGGAAAGGCTGTCTTGTTCGACTACGCCTTTAATCTTGGCTTCGAGTTCTGCGCGCTGTTGGCGCAACTCTTTTGAGGTAACTGTACGAGACATTGGATGTTCTCCAGAATTGTGAATTTGGTTTTTGTGCCAGGTCCGCAGGCATTGCGACCGACTTCACAATTTCCGTTTGACCATCCAAGGTCAGTCCCACTGGACACGACGAATTGCGACTGAGAGCGAGGAATCGCTCTACACTCAATACTTCAGTAGTTAAGAGATTTGATCTTTGTTAGCGATTACTT